GTTAGATAGTACACTGCATGGATCTACAGATGTACAGAGGTTTCATGCAGGTACAAATGACCTAAATAATACAGATTTAGTTTGGCAAGGTAATACATATCAAAAGTTTCCATGTCAGGCAGAAGGGTTTGAATTTGATGGATCATCTGGTTCTATACCTAGACCTACCTTTACAATCAGTAATATCTTAGGAACTATCACTGCCTTGTTTGCCACTGTTAACGCTGTCACTGCTAATAATGATCTGAATGGTGCAAAATTTACAAGGATTAGAACTCTTGCAAGATATTTAGATGCTGCAAATTTTACAGGCGGTACAAATCCATTTGGAACACCTGATACAACACAGGAATTACCACAGGAGATATATTTTATAGATAGAAAAGT